GCCGCAAAGGCTTCGGCCACCGTGAGCACGAGCGGCGCGTCCAGCGTGGTGGCCTGCACGCTGCGCACCGACTGGCGCTGCTGGATCTGCACGCCGGGCTGGTAGTCGCGGGCCGGGTCGTAGTGGCTCACCGACACGCTGCGGGGCAGCACGTCCTCGCGCAGCCGGCGGATCGGGAAGCGCACCTCGCCGCCGGCGAGCAGCTCGCCTTCGTCGATCTCGGGGCCGACCGTCTGCTCGACGGGGCGGAAGGCGATTTGCGTGCCGGTGCCCACGGCCTGCAGGCCCAGGCCGTCGATGATGGTGCCGATGATGCCCGCCGCGGGCCCGGGCTGCAGGCGCACGCCGTGCACCTCGGCCGACACGTCGGACACGTCGACCTCGCCCGCATCCAGGCCGGCGCGGGTGCACAGGTCGAGCAGCACGTCGGCAATGGCTGCCGTGGCATCGTGCGGGCCGCGCGCGATTTCGACCTCGACCATCGGCACGCGCCGGCCGAACTGCTCGACGGGCAGATCGCTCACGACGATGACGCAGCGGCCGCGGTAGGCGGGCGTGTCGTCGGTGCCGAGCACGGCCTCCATGACGCCGCTGCGCGCCTGCGTGGCGCCGCCGGGCATGAACTCGAACGCACCGCCGCCGGAGAAGTCGCCCGTGAGGTGCAGGGTGGTGTCGGGCGCTTCCCACATGAGCTTCTTGTCGCACCACACGCGCAGGGGGCGCAGGTCGTCGTCGCCCACGCACAGCAGAGCGGCAAAGGTGGCGTAGTACTGGTAGGTCGTCGTCGTGACGGTCTGGCCCTTGCCGGCGCTTTGCTCGTTGGTGGTGGCCACTTCGCGCAGCGGCGTGCCCCAGATCACGTTGCCTGGCACGCGGTCGCGCCCGTGCAACACGGGAATGCCGGCGCCGTAGCGGCTGCCGATGAGGCCGGTGTCGTCGAGGCGCGGGCCCTGCTGCTGGATGTTGTTGGGGAAGAGGTACGCGATGGCCGTCTGGATGGCCAGGTTGATCGCGGTGGCGATGACGATCTGCATCGCGCGCTACCTCCACCCGTAGCGCGCGACGATGCGCGCGCGCCAGAGCGCCGAGAGGGTGACTTCGGCCACGCCGCCGGGCTGCGCGGCGTGCACCATGCGGCCCGCGCCGACCGCCAGGCCGAGGTGCTGCGGCTCGCGGCGGATGCGAAACAGCAGCAGATCGCCGGGCTCGGGCTCGGCATCCGGCGCGCGCGGCTCGACGAGCGGCGACGCCTGCACCGCGGCAGCCAGCCGCGCCGCCGCGGCGCTGGGGTGGTAGTCGGCCGGCGCGGCGACGTGCACGCCCTGCGCAGCGAGCGCGGCGAGGAGCAGTCCGGCGCAGTCGATACCGGCCCGGCCGCGGCCCTGGTGCGCGAACGGCGTGCCCAGCCAGGCGCGCGCGTCGGCCGCCAGGCGCTGGGCGTCGACCGTCTGGATCACGGCTGCACCTCGGGCGCGGCGAGCGAGTCGATGCCGGGCACGTGCGGCTCGCCCTGGAAGTTGATGCTGTTGGCGAAGGTGTCGCGGCAGGTGGCGAGCGACTTGTCGCAGCCGGTGGTGACGCGCACCGTGTCGCCCGCCTCGGGCGCTATGGGAAGCGGCAGGTACAGGCCCAGCGTGAGGGTGCCCGAGGTCCAGCTGCGCACCTCCATCTGCAGCCCAGCGGCTGGGCCGTCCATGACTTCGAGCAGGCCGTTGGCGTAGGTGGCGGGCGCGGTGATCTGCGCCGGCCCGGTGAGCACGAGGGTGCGCGCGTCCGTCACGCTGGCCAGGGTGTAGGTGTCGCGCCAGGTGGCGAGGCTGGCCTGGCAGCGCGCGTCGCCGAAGTCCGCGCGGCAGGCGGCGCTGGTGCTCTCGCCGATGCTGGCCTGCAGCGCCTGGGCGAGGTCGTTGACCTGCACCTTGTATTGGCCGTTGTCCTCGGTGACTTCGCCGAAGCGCCCGGCGACGATGGGGATGGAGGGCAGCGCCAGATTGGCGAAGCCGACCGACACGACGATGGCGGCGTAGTCGTAGCGGCCCGACAGCAAGTCGGCGGCGGTGATCTGGTCGGCCTCGAGAATGCCAGAGATGTCGAGGTTGTCGGCGCGCAGCCCGTCGCCCAGGCCGATGGCGCTGCGCTCGGTGCTGCCGTTGGGCAGCCAGGTCTGGCCGTCGGCGTCGACGGGCACGTCGTAGTCGGCCAGGCGCAGTTCGACGTCGTCGGCCCGGGTGATGAGCCACAGCGTGCACAGCTGGGTGGCGCTGTCGTCCAGCGCCTGCTGCTGCGCGAGGCTGAGCGATCGGCTCACGCGCGGCGCTCCACGATGGGGATGGAGCCGGGCTCGAAGAGCAGCCCGCCGCCGTTGCGCGACACGATCTCGGTGGGGAAGTAGTCGATGTCGAATCGGGTCTGCACGTCGAACTCGCAGCTCGCGCTGATGACGCCCGCCGCCGGCGGGCTGGCAAAGCTGATGAGCCCGGTGCTGTAGTTGCACGTCCACCCGCCGACGACGCTGCCGTTGCGCTTGACGACGAGCGTGCCGTCCACGGGCAGGGTGAGCGGTCGGGTGAGCGTGTAGGCGCCCACGGTGTAGGTCTTGGCGAGCTGGAAGGTGGTGATCACGCCGTCGGCGGTGCCGATGGTCTGCTCGGGGAGCTGGTAGTCCTGCCAGTCGCGGTAGCGGAAGGTGTGCTGCCGCCCGCGCGCGACCATGAACAGGTCGCGCAGCTCGTCGGCCTGCGCCTGGGTGCGCACGCCGACAGCGGCGTCGTAGCGACACAGCGGCAGCGAGCGGCGCGCGTTGCGCTGCTCGTCGCCGCTCTGAGACTCCACGACGGAGGTGGAGAACTCGGGCCCGCCCACCGAGCCGCGGCTGATGGTGATGGGGAATCGCGTGTCCAGAAAGCTCATGTCCTCGTCCCTCGTGATCTGCCGCACGTCGGGCAGAAACTCCTCGATGTCGCCGTCGTCGAGCTTCCACAGGCCGATGCCGCCGAAGCTGGCGGCGGCCTCGATCTGCGCACGGTCGACGGTGGCCGGGGTGCCGAACCAGGCCTGCGCGCTGGCGTTGCCCCAGCCGGCCTCGGTGTCGCGCACGTCGATGCGGCGCGCCAGGTCGAGCGCCTGAGCGATGCCCTGGTGATAGGTGATGTATTCGGCGCCGCCATCCGCCCAGCGGTGGCCGAACGAGCGGCAGCCGCACAGCACGCGCGGCCAGTAGGGCTCGGGCACGAGCTGGCGGATGCGCGCATAGACGGCATCCCAGAACCATTGCGGAGCGGCGGGCCCGGGGTCGGTGCCGGGGCCGCTCTCGGTGTAGCTCATGACCTTGATGGCGTCGCAAACCTTGACGATGGCGCCGTGGTCGCACCAGCCGACCCACCATTCGGCGTCGTACTCGGTGCCGGTGGGCGCGGGCACGGTGGCGTGCAGGATCTTGCCGGCCGCGTGCATGGCACGGGAGAGCTGGGTGTAGAAGCTGGTTGCCGCGGCACGGTCGGCAGCGGGCACGGCCTCGAGGTTGCAGGTGATGCCGTCCCAGCCGTCGTCGACCGCGACCGCCACGATGAGCGGCACGTAGGTGGCGGGGTTGTTGACGACGTGGCTGGCGATGTCGGCATCGGGCTCGCCGGTGCCGAGGTTGTTGTTGATGATGAGCAGGCAGCGCACGCCGCGCGCCTGCAGCCAGCCCTTGTCGTCGGCGTAGGTCTCGCCGTCGTAGGTGCCGCCGTCGTTGATGGCGAAGGGTTCGATGCCGCCGACGCCGTCGAACCCCCAGGCGTCGAAGGCGACGAAGTCAAGCACCTGCGGCCGTGCGCGCACGCTGGCGTTGCCTTGCGGGTCGGCCTCGAGGCTGGCCTGCCACGCGACGCCGCGATGCGGCACGTCATGGAACAGGAAGCCGCTGAGCGCGGCGAGGTTGTTCTGGCTGACGCCGTAGGCCTGGTCGCCATAGACGATCCAGCGGCCGAGCGCCCACTCGGTTTGCCGCAGGTCGGGCTCGCGGAAGTCGGCGGCCTGGGTGTTGCGGTAGCCCTGGATCGTGTATCCGTGGGTGTAGCCGCGGCCGTCGAGCAGCGCTTTGAGGTCGGCGTCGATGTCCTTGAAGCCCGGGCGCTGCTGCACGATGCCGGTGCCCGATGCGTAGTAGCTGCCGAAGGGGTAGGCGATCTGAGTCACGTCGTCGGCCGGCAGGGCGCCGGTGGCACGCGACAGGGCGACGACCTGCAGCAGCGGCCAGCGGCAGTTCTGCTCGGTGCCGCTGAGCCAGCCGCCGTTGATGGTCTCGACGAGCAGGTAGCGGGTGACGCCGGCCGTGAGCACGAAGGCCTCGACATCGGACGCGCGGCCGCGCTGCCATTCGTACACCTGGCCGCGGCCGATCTCCGTCCAGGGGCCGGTGGCGCTGTTGCCGATGGACAGGCGGAAGCACGCCGTATAGCTGCGGCCCAGCGCCTCGGCGACGGCGGCCTGGAAGTTGGGGTTGCCGGGGCGGCCGTAGGTCCATTCGTCGGCATCGCCGCCGACGAAGTTCTCGGTGCCGCCCAGGGTGAAGCGCATGGCCTCGACGGTGATCGTCTCGGGCGAGGCGATGGGCAGCACGGCGTCGACGCGCGACGGGTTGGACCAGCCGATGGGCGTGCCCGTGAGCACGGAGGCCGTGACCCAGACGACGGTCGGGTCCCAGCTGGCGTTGAGCCAGGTGGCGATGGCGTCCTCGAACGCGGCGCAGTCGGCGTCGACGTAGCCGGTGTACTGGGGCACGGTGGCGTCGGCGCCGGTGCCGAAGGCGAGAATGACGCAGGGCATCATCGGGTAGCGCTCGCCGGGCAGGTAGTCGATGTACTGCCAGGCGCGATCGCCGGCCGTGCCGGCGGCGAACAGGCCCTGGCAGGTGCTCTCGGCGTAGAAGTCGGCGTCGTCGCTGGTCGGGATGGCGTAGACGAGCGCGAGCGCGGAGCCGGCGTTGAGGGTGGTGAACTCGAGGTCGATCGCCGTGCCGCTGGTGATGGCGAAGGGCGTGTCGAGATCGATGCTGTGGAACTCGCGCTCGACCCACTGCGCGCGCGTGGCGTACTGCTTGGGGGCGATGGTGCCGGCCCAGACGAGGCTGCCGCCCTTGCGGATCTCGACCTCGGCGTCGTAGCCGCCGCCGTAGGGGCGCGAGAGCGCCATCCACAGGCGCAGCGTGGTCACGGTGCCGCTGGCCTTGGGGGTGAGGTGCAGCGTGGTCGTGATGGGGCTGGTGCCGTCGTACTGGTCGGTGCCCCACAGGGGCACGGCCATGGCGATCTCGTCGAGCTGGCTGAAGTCCCAGTACCAGCGGGTGTCGGACGCGGGGCGGTAGACGACGTCGCCGTCGTCGATCCAGCACGGGCCCTCGAGCACGGGCGCCACGTCGAGGTTGCCGTCGGCATCGCGCACGAGGGTGAGGTGGTGCAGGTTGTGCGTGTGGTTGATGATCTCGACCAGGCCGCTGGCGACCCATGCGGAGATCTGCTCCCAGCGCAGGAAGTCGCCCTCGGGGTCGACGCGGCGCAGCCGGCGCGTGATGAGCGCCAGGCCGCAGGGGATGCCCTGCTCGATGAGCCAGGGGACGACGAGCTCGATGGACTCGAGGCCGTCGTCGAAGTGCAGGCAGGTGACGGGCTGGTCGTAGCTGGCGCTGCCGGCCTGCCAGGCAGCGTACTCGCTGGGCTTGACGAACAGGTAGCCGGCACGCTGCAGGGTGCGCACGTGCGAGCGCACGTCGGCCATGGACTCGCGGAAGGTGAGCACGTCCTGCCGCCGCGACACGCAGCCGTGGTAGCACAGCACGGTGGGGTACAGCCGGCGCTTGAGCGCGGCGCCGAGGTAGGTGCTCATGCGCCGGCCACCCAGACGCTGGCGCGCTGGCCCACGGCGCCGGCGTCGAACGTGAGCTGCACGTGGGTGTGCACCTCGCCCAGGCCGGCCACGGCCTCGGGGTCGGAGGTCCAGTCCACATCGGTGGGGGCGCCCTGCACGGTGACGAGCACGATGGGCTCGTCGACGAGGTAGCGCCCGGCCGGAAAGTCGAGCCGTATCGAGGTGCCGGTGATTGCGATGTTCACGGCCATCGGGCGGGTGAAGGGCGCCCAGTCGGCAAAGTCGCTCACGCGATGGCCCCGACGCGGCGCAGCGAGCGGGAGAGGTCGGCGCCGATCTGGCGTGAGCTGCGACGCCAGTCGTCGGCGCTGGCGCCGGGCGCGACGTTGATGGTGACGGCGATGGGCCGGCCGCCGGCAGCGACGCCGAGCTGCCCGTCCTGCCCGCGACGCAGCGGCAGGATGGCCTCGGGCCCGGCTTCGCCCATGACGCCCAGGCCGCCGCCGTGGCGGAACAGCGTCGCGCGCGAGACGATGCCGCCATTGGCATACGGCATGATCCCGGACGGGCCGAATGCGTTGCCCTTGGCCGAGCCGATGGAGTTGAAGAGGCTGGCCCAGTCGATGTTCTTGAGGAAGTCGCCGACAGCCTGGCCGGCCGGCTTGGTGATCGTCTCGCGCAGGGTGATCTGCGCCAGGTCGGCGACGATGCCCTTGAGCAGCTCGCGGAAGCCCTGCCAGTGCGAGATGGCCTGGCCGGCGGCCGAGACGAAGACGAGGCCGACTTCTTCGGCCACGTCCTTGCTCTGCTTGCCGAGGTCCGTGACTTCGCCCTTGGCCACGGCGACGGCTTCGGCCCACTGCGCGGCGCTGATGGAGCCGGCGTCGAACGCGGCATTCAGAAAGTCGATGTCTCGGCCGACCTTGGCGAGCTGCTCGGTGGGCGTCTGCGCGAGGATGGCGTTGAGGCGCTGCTGCTTGGTGGCGATCTCGTCGAGCTGTGCTGCGCGCAGGTCGGCGTTGGTGCGGTCGGTGCCCTCGATCTCGCTGCGCCGGAAGGATTGCTGCGCGGTGTCGAGCTCGCCGAACTTGAGCTTGAGCAGGTCGACCGCACGCGCCTGGGCGATGATGAGTTCTGTCTGCGCCGGCGTGAGGCGGCCGAGCTTGCCGGTGCCGATGTCGTACAGCGCCTGCTGCTCGGTGGTGAGTGAGCGCGTGGCAGCCGCGGCGGACGAGAGGGATTCGGAGTAGCGCTGGAAGTCGGAGACTTTGGCCTTGGCTTGATCGCCGACGAGGTCGGGCAGCTCTGGCGTAACGAGCGGTGGATTGACGAACCCCCTGCCCGCGCCGGCCTTGCTGTCGAGCACGGGGTCGGCGCCGCGGATGGGCTGGCTGAAGACGGTCGCCCAGAAGCCCTTGCCCTCTGCCCTGCCCTTGCGGAACGCGGCGACCGTCTCGTTGATGGACGAGACCATCGGGCCGACCAGTGACCGGCTGGCGTCGACGACGTTCTTTTGCATCGCCGAGAGCTCTTTGTTGAATTTCTCGGCCTCCTCGGCCTGGCGCGTGGTGACGGTGGCGTTGAGCGCGCCGGCCTCGCCCAGGTCTTTGAGCAGCGGCGCGAGCTCGCGCGAGCTCTTGCCTAGCAGGGTGAGGTTGTATTCGAGCTTGTTCTCGCCGCCGAAACTGTTGATGGCGCGGCCGACTTCCTGCAGGCGCTGCACCGGGCTGAGCTTGAGCAGCTGCTCGACGCTCAGGCCGAGGTTGCGCACGGCCTGGGCGGCGGGGCTTTCGGGGTCGCGCCGGGCCTCGATGAGGGACTTGTTGAGCTTGATGACGGCATCGCCCGCCACGCCGATGCCGGCGCCGGTGCGCACGGCGATGTCTTCGAGCGCGGAGAGGCGCTCGATGGATTCGCCGGTGGCGTCGGACAAGTCGTTGAGCGCGTCGACGCCGCTGACCGTGGCATTGACGAACTGCGCGAGCTCGCGCACACCGATGGCCAGGCCAAGCCCCTTGACGAGGGACTTGACTTCGCCGAACGCGCCTTCGATGCTCTTGGCCTGGCGCTCGACGAGGTAGGTGGCCTTGTCGAGGCCCTGCTGCAGGCCTGCGAGCCGGGCCTCGATGTCGATGCTGAGCTTGGCGAGAGACATCAGGTGTTCACTCCGGCTCGGTGCGCTGGGCGGCCTTGTGGTGCAGCTGGGAGCGGATGACGCTCATCAGATCGACCACGGCGTGCCAGTCGGCCACGGGGTACAGGGCGGCATAGACGACCCAGCGCTCCGGCGTCCAGCCGTCGCAGAAGTGCCAGCAGTGCATGGCGACGGCGGCCTGGTGCGACAGGGGCGGCAGTTCGCCCGCCGCACTGGCGCTGAGCCCGAGCTTTTGCAGATCGCGCGCACCGTCGGCACCGCTCGCCCGTGCAACGTGCGCTCTCAGTTTCCCGCGTCGGCCTCGAGGCGCTGGTCGCGCTCGTCGGTGGCGGACTGCAACGCGAGGGCAAGCTGCTGGAAATCGGCGTCGGGCATGGCGTCGAGCAGCAGCACGACGGCGCGCCGGCTCCAGGGCAGCGGCGCGTCGGTGCCGGCGGGCGAGATGTCGCGCTCGCGCACGCCGAGCCAGCCGACGATCGTCTCCTCGAGCTGGTAGCGCAGCCACAGCCAGGCGGTGGCACCCTGCCGCAGCGTGGCACCGAGCTCGCGCCGGTGCGCGATCTCGATGGCCTCGGTGCGCGTGGGCCGGCGCAGGGTGTAGACATGCTCGCCACGGGTGTAGGTGAACTCGCGGGCCTTGCGCGCCGCCTCTTCGAGCCGTTGCAGTGCGTCCATCAGCTCGAGTAGACGGTCGGGAAGCCGATCATGCTGAGGTCGATCTGGCCGCGCAGCGTGCCGTCGTTGACGGTGGGCATGTCGCGCAGCGACCAGTAGGCGTTGGCCACGATGATGTTGCCGTTGGAGAAGGTCATGCGGATCGCCGCGGGGGTGCTGGACTGCGACGCGCTGCGCACGGCGGCGAGCCAGGCGAGGCTGTTGTCGAAGAAGAACGGCAGCGTGATCTCGATGGGGCTGCGGTCGGTGGGGATGCGCTGCTGGATGAGGTGCGAGACGAAGGTGGCGTCGGCGAAGTTCTGGTCGCCGCCGCTGATGCCCCAGTCGGCGGTGATCTGCGAGAGCGCCGTCCAGGCGGAGATCTCGCGCACGCTGCCGGTGCCGGTGCCCGTCGGGTACAGGCTGGTGCTCTGGGTGTCGATGTTGCCCAGCGTCACGTCGTTGGTGGCAACGGCGGTGGCGCGGGCGATGCGGCCGTTGGCCAGATCCCAGCCGCTGGTGATCTCGACGTATTCGCCCACGCCCACGCCGTGCGCGGCCTCGAGGGTGGCGACGGCGCTGGAGGCGTTGGTGAGCGCGCTCATGCTCTTGCTGGCCGCGTAGGTGGAGGCGATGGCAAACGCGGTGCCGGATACCTTGACGACTGACATGATGTTGCTTCCTTCTCAGGCAATGAAAAGGGGCCCTGATGAGGGCCCCCGCGGATGGATGAACGAACCTGGACTGTCTTTGCGCTGTTGCTCAGCTCCCGCCCCACCACTCGACGTTGATGGACACGACGTCGAGGCCGATCTCGGCGTCGTAGCCGGTGGCTGAGTCGGTGACGCGCACGGCATTGGCGGCGGGCGCGGTGTTGATGGCTGTCTGCACGGCCGCGGCCACGGCCTCGGCCTGCGCGGCCGTCTCGGCCCAGCACTGCACGGCGATGGCGGCGCGGTCGTCGAGCCTGGCGTCGGTGCTGTACACGGGCAGATGCGCGACGGAGTACACGACGCAGGGCATGCCGGCACCATCGGGCACGGCGTTGAGCGCAATGCGCGTGCCCACGAGCGTGGTAAGCGGCACGTGGCCGGCGAGCAGTGCGCGCAGATCGCTCTCGATGCTCATGGCGCGGGGGCCTTGGGCCGGTTGAGCTTGTCGATGATGGCCGGCAGCCTGGCGCTGAAGACGGCGAGCGCCCTGTCGAGCTGGGCGGCGCCACGCTGCAGAAAGCCGTAGGCACGCACGCCGCGCTGGGTGCCGAACTCGATGAAGCGCCAGTAGTACGGGTCGCGCGGGCTCTTGGCGCCGCGCTGGCTGGCACGCACCTGCACGCGGTTGCGCACCTTGAGGCCGAACACTCGTGCGGTGCGCGTGGCGTAGCGCGCGCCCTTGGCGGGCTTGACGTTGACGTACACGCCCACATCGCCCGCGGCGCGCGCGGCGCGGCTGGTGCGCACGCTGATGGCCTTGCGCACGGTGCCGGGTGCGCGGTAGCCTTTGCGCACGGCCAGCGAGCTGGCGTTGAGCACCGGCGTGGCGGCGCGTGCAGACGCCTGCACGACGCGCGCGCCGGCGGCCAGGGCGTTGCGCAGGGCGCGCACGCGCAGCTTGGGCACGATACCGCGCAGGGCTTCGCGCAGATCGGGGATGCCGGTGACCTTGGCGGCGATCATCGACCGTCCCTCACGCCGCTGGCGGCGAGCAGCTGGAGCCACTGGCGCTGGCCGTCGATGTCGATGGGCTCGCCGGTGATGTCGTGCGGGGTGCCGCGCCAGAGCACGCGCCAGGTGGCGCGCACGTCGCTGCGCCAGCGCAGGGTGA